GCATATTGGATATTTTGAAGATTTAGAGCTTGCAGACCTTGTAGCACATGAAGCAAAAGATAAATTTCATGGGAAGTATGCAAGACACTATTAATAATATAAACTGACAAATGACACGAGAGGCTTCCTTTTCATCCCCTCCTCAACTGACGGTTCCCCCACCGTCCTCGCTTCTCGTGTCACCCTATCTACTATGACTACTATTGTTGGCGATTGGATTAATAAAGTATTAGTTTCAGATAGCCAGTTCTCGGACGATGACGCTGGCATTAAATACTTTGAAGACAAGATTCTCAAGATTGATGGTGGCTATCTAGGAATAGCAGGGAATTGGTCTGACGGGGAAAAAGTAGTTGACTACATTAATAAGAAACAAAAGACTAAACCGAAACTCAAATCCGATTCTTCCTTCCTTAAATTGACCAGTGATGGTCTTTTTTCTTGTGGAGATGACTTAGAATGGGAACGTGTCAGAACATTTATGGCTATAGGTTCAGGTGCAATGGCAGCCGAAGTCTGTATGCGTATGGGATTATCTGCAGAAGAAGCTGTCAAGTGGGCGTGTCAAGTTGACCTTAAGAGCCATGAGCCAATTAAAACGTACAAACTGGGTGAATAATATGATGGTTCTTCCTATTAAGCCTGAAGAAACACATCCTTGGATTTTACAAAAACATTATGCCAAAAGACTGCCAAATATTATGTTTGCCTTTGGTCTTTATGAAAAAAACAAATTAATTGGAGTTGTAACTTATGGTATGCCAGCTTCTAGAAGCCTTTGTGTTGGAATTTGCGGAGAACAGTATTCTGATTTTGTTATTGAATTAAACAGACTTTGTTTGCAAAATAACGATAAAAATGAAGCTAGTTTTTTAGTTGGTAATTCATTAAAACTTTTGCCAAGACCTAAAATTGTTGTTTCGTATGCTGATGCTGGTCAGGGGCATATAGGATATGTTTATCAAGCAACTAACTTTTTGTTTACAGGAACAACCAAAGAAAGAACAGATATGTTTGCTGGAAATGGAAAACATAGTCGTCACGCAAAAGAATCTTCTGTTAGACAACATAGAAGCGCAAAACATAGATATGTTTATTTTGTAGGAACAAAAACAGATAAAAAATTGTTGCAAAAACAATTAAATTATGAAATTCAGCCCTATCCAAAAGGTGAAACAAAACAATACAATGCTGGCAATGAAGTAATAACTCAGCAAATATTATTTTTATAGGTGAATAGATGACAGGGTTTTACTTATCAGACGAGGAATTTATTAAAGAATGGAAAAAGTTAGGTAGTCCAGAGAAGTTTGCACAAACTCACAAAATGAACATTCGGTCAGTCTATAACCGTAGACGGTCTATTGAAACAAGACTAGGTATAGAACTTCCAACATTTAACGACCAAAGGATAGGCTTTGAAAAGAAAATACTTCAAACAGACGGACACACTAGGCGTGGCATGGATATTGAAAAAGGTCGTGTCATTGTGTTTAGTGATGCCCATTTTTGGCCTGATATTACTACTACAGCTTATCGAGCACTCTTGGAAGCTATTAAAGAATTCAAGCCCACAGCAATTGTATGTAATGGTGATGCTTTCGACGGTGCTGGTATTAGCCGTCATCCTCGGATGGACTTTGACAAGCTCCCTTCGGTAAAAGAAGAACTAGAAGCCTGTCAGCATTATCTAGGTGAGATAGAGAAGTTAGCCAAAGGAGCAAAGCTATACTGGCCACTAGGTAATCACGATATGCGGTTTACAGCTAATGTGGTCAACTTCTTACCTGCCTATGAGGGGGTGCCAGGTACTTCCCTTAGAGAATACTTCCCACTATGGCAACCGTGTTGGTCACTATGGATAAACGAAGATACGTGTATCAAACATCGTTGGAAAGGTGGCTGGAGTGCTAGTAGAGCTAACTCTCTTAATTCAGGAGTAAATATGATTACCGGACATACCCATGCCATGAATGTCATAGGGGTAACAGACTATAACGGCACTCGTTGGGGTGTTCAAACAGGAACCTTGGCTGACCCTAATGGGCAACAGTTCCACTACACTGAAGACGCACCTAAAGATTGGATAAGCGGATTTGTTATGTTATCCTTTGAGCGTAGCCGATTATTACAGCCTGAGATGATACGAGTATGGGGTGAAAATGAGGTCGAATTTCGAGGGAAAATCCATGCAGTTTGAAATTAAAGAACTTACCGAGAATCCTGATGGTTCAGCAGATATTATTATGGAATGTGACGCAGACCTAATGAGGCTTATAGTCCAAGAAGGATTTGTGGCTATTCTAAAACAAGCAATGGAGGGCTATCGTGCAGAGAAACTTTGATAAATGCTTTGATATGGTCATCGTCCATGAGGGTGGCTTCGTAAACAATCCGCTTGACCCAGGTGGTGCTACTAAGTGGGGCTGTACTCAAGGAGTATGGGAGCGTCATGTAGGACACCCTGTCTCGGTGGAAGTCATCAAAAACTTGACTCAAGAGGATGTAAAACCTATTTACAAAGAGAAATATTGGGATGCCATACACGGAGACGCTATTCCTTCGGGACTTGACTATTGCCTTTTTGATGCCAGTATTAATAGTGGTGTCTCTCGCTCATCCAAATGGATTCAAGCGATTGTTGGCGTTCCTGCTGATGGTGCTATTGGTAATAACACTGTGGCTGCTATAACTCAGATTAACCCTGTAACCTTAATTAATGAGTTCTGCGACAAGAGACAGGCTTTCCTAGAGTCATTGCCCACCTTTCCTACGTTTGGCAAGGGATGGACTCAAAGGGTAAAGGATGTCAGAATTAAATCTTTAGAAATGGCAGGCTAATATGGCAACCAAAAAGAACGTAAAACTATCTGTAGGGCGTGGTGAAAAGAAGTCTGTAGCTCAAGGCGCAGGACTGACTGCCAAAGGAAGAGCCAAGTACAATAAAGCTACTGGTTCTAACCTCAAAGCCCCTACTAAAGATAAATCTAACCCACGTCATAAATCATTTTGCGCTCGGTCTAGTGGGTGGACGGGAGAGCGTGGCAAAGCTGCTAGAAAGAGATGGGGTTGCTAAATGGCCACTAAACCAGGACTATACGCAAATATTCATGCTAAACGTGAACGCATCAAAAAAGGTTCAGGCGAAAAGATGAGAAAGCCTGGCTCAAAAGGTGCCCCTACTGAAAAAGCATTTAAAGAATCAAAGAAGACTGCTAAAAAGTGAGGGGACAGCCCCTCGTCTACCATTTCGTTGGTCATAGGGAGAAAGCCACAAAATCCCTATGTTGAGCATACCCTCGTGGTGGCTTAACTATTTAATCCCTATCTGCTCATTAATCCACTTCTGTAATTCAACAAGCATTAAGGTTGTTTGGGCGCAATTTGCAGCAAGTTCTGCGTAGGCGGAGTTTGCATTAGCGATTGCGGAGGTTGTGGAAAGGTTGGACACTGTACTGCTACTGGGCTGGCGCACCCCGTTAGCATAATACTGCCTAATAAGACCCAGTTTCGCATCGTATTCATCTTGTATTCCCTTCGTAACTAATTTGTGTTGCTCTTCAATAGACTTGACATGAGCTTCTTGAGCTTTAGCCACCGACTCAACTTCTTCTTTATAACTAGCAAATCGTAGATGCTCCACATAAAAGCCAGCACCAAAGCTACCAACAGCCAAAGCCAAATATACATAAATTTGGACACTAGAACCACCTACAAACTGCATAGCTAGATTTAACAGATTCTTGAACATAATTACTCCTTGGCATCTGGCTCGGCTCCAGATAGTTGTTTACCTGCTACTGCTGCGGCATTGAGTCCTGAATTAGCTCCTAATGCACCTGCTAGTTCCATCAGACTAATATCATGGCCTGTATAGATAAGATAGATAGCGGCAACTGCAATAATTAGAAATCCACCTAACCAAGTCCAACGAGCAATGTCATGGGTATGATTATCCTTTCCGGTCATCATTGTAGTAAAGATACTCATTTCCAATACACCCAAATAGCAAGAACAATATAAACAACTATCAGTAAAAATACCCAAGGAAACCAAGGGAAATTAAAATCATCGTTCATATTACACCTAACACAAATTTCAACCATAAATACACAATAAATGCTGCAAAGAAACACCAAAATTGCACTCTACGGACTTCTTTAAGGTCGTGTTGGAATTCTTCGTTAGCTTGGCGTTCCATATTCTCAATATCTAATTTAATTCTTAATACCGCATCCCATTCTTTAGCACCATACTTTTTAACAAATTCAATCTTGAGTTTTGCTTCTTCGTCAGATATTTGCTTCTTTTGTTTCCAAGAATCTAATGCTCTAATTAAAAGGTTCTGTTTTCTTAACTCTGCTTCTCTGTATGCTCTGTGGCGTTCTCTTGCCAACTGTTGAGCGACATCTAATCCGTCCTTCTGTATGCCTTCTATGCTCTTTGTTAGCTCTTTACTAGCTTCTCTAGTGGCATTAAGGCTATGACTGACAGATTTGATTCCGTCCGAAAATCCGTATCCATCTGGCATATCTCATTTGATATTAATATGTCCAGAGCCTGCCATAAATGTCAGGATTGATATAACGAGGACTCCTACAGTCCATGTAAACTTTTGTATAACATTCCGCCCAACGGAACTATACATATTATTTAATACACGTTCTGTTACTTTTTCAACTAATTCTTCTAGTTCTTCGTCTGTTAAATTAATAGCCATAATTATGCAATCTGATTAGCGGTAAATATTACTGCAGGGGAAACGGGGTGTGTAGGACTAACTCCAGGGGGGTAACTTAGCAGAACGCTATTACCGCCATCTGTTGTCCAATATAACTCAATATAGTCGTTGGCTGCAAGTTGAACAAAGAAATTCCATCCTGCAACTGTGGCACCAGCAACACCTCCATGTGAGCCTGGGCAAGTAATGATACCTGCACTCTCAGCAATGTCTGTTCCATTTTTTAGCATCCAAATAGTGACGTTATCTGCTGTATTAGAAGCGTTACTAACTTGAGCACTAAACTGAAGGTTATAGTAGCCTGCCACACCAAAAGTAACACGAGACGGATTAGAGCTAGACCACGATACGTTATTACTGTAATCCTGAACCGATATATATACAGGAGTTCTAGTATTAGCTGCGGTACCTTGGGCTGCAGTAACTTTAGCTCCAATAGCATGACTAGAAGCAGTTGTGGCGTATAAACCACGGGTAATCCCTGTAAATGTCGTACTAGTAATGCCTGTGTAGCCAATTAACTCTGTATCAATTAGGATGGTTCCTGTCGTAGAGAATCCTGTGGTAGAACCTACAGTAATTGCAGAAGTACTACTTCCATTGGGAATGGCTACAGTAAGGGCTGTATTGGTATCAAAATGGAACGCCCCATAACTAGGGGTTAAAAACGAGGGTGCTCCTGTAATTGCCGACCAAGGAATAGTCGTAGACGCAGTCACATCGCCTGTATTGTCATGCCCATACAAATACCCTGTTAAACCTGTAGTCTTTAAAGCATTGGTATTAACACGATTAGGGGTAGTAGAACCTAAAGGGGGTGGACTAGCAAATAGGTTGTTAAATCCTGTTCCTGAGACTGTTCCACTTGAAGATAGGTTAGTAAACGCTCCTGTAGAAGGGTTTATAGAGCCTATAGGAGTGGTGTCTACTGTCGAGCCACTAATCCCAACTCCCCCAATAGAACCCCCTGTAATAGCTACATTCGAGGCATCTTGGTATGCCATAGTCCCTAAAGTGGAACCAGGCTTACCTAGTGCGGCATACAGGCTATAGAACCAATCTCGGTACGACCTAGAGCTTACATCCTGAGTAACTGGAGGTGGAGGGGAAATCTTTGGCATTATTCAGACTCTTCTACCTCATCATAGATAAACTCAGTCGCATAGCCATAGCCATGTAAAATAGGCAATTGGTGCTCTAATGCTTCTCCAATATCATCACGTACGTTAATACAGTCAGGAATCTCGATTTTCTTGACGTTTTTATAGGCACGTTCACAGGCTTGTTTAACGGTGTTACCACGCCCATTTGCCACGAGTACATAGTCACCTGCCGTCACAAGGCTAGGACGCTCTACAACCCCGTTTAAATCGTTTTGAGGGGCATTCCCAACCATTACCTCACATAGTGCGAAATCGTCAGACAATTCGTCTGGCAAACCATAGATAGGAAATCCAGAATGGTCACGCCCAGTAGTCTTAGACCTAGGGTAATCCCCAATAGGAATAACGATACCAGTAGCAACATCTGAACGCACTTTAAGAGTATCTTTACCATTAATTAAGTCCACCATCCAATCTACAACAGAACCCTTGTGTAGGCACTGTTGAATGTTAAATAACGGCCATCCCTTACGCATAGTCCACTCTAGGGGTCTTGGCTCACCCTTTTCATCAATAATGAAGGCTAAATCTACATATCCTGTATGTCCAATGTAAACCAAATAGTCTTCAAAGCGTTTAAGGGTATCGTCAAATAGTTTGGACTCACTAACATATTTAATGACTGTACCCTGTTCGCCAGTGTTACAGCCATAGTTACCGGACATCAGTTTCTTGTGCTCAAATCCTTCTAGGATGTTCTTAGAGAATCCATTGGGGCCTACCCAAGTGCCTACACCAAATTCAATACCTGGCACAAACTCTTGTAGGATAAAATCCCTACGTTTACCAGTTTCTTTCCATCTCTGTAGCATAAAGACCATGTCGGCAGGGGACTTAGAAACATAGGAAAGAGCTTTGTCGGCATCTCCTGACGGTTTAGAGACATACCGCTTGGGATTAGCTTTAACAAAGTCTATAGCATCGGTATAGTCATGGAACTCAAAAGACGGAATAACAGACAGTCCAGCTTTACGCATAATGTCTTGTCCATAATCACGGTCAAGCTCTAATTTAGCTCCTAATTGGTTTGTCCCAATAATTGGATAGCCTTCCTCATGGAATTTTTCCAACTCACGCATTTGATATGCGTTATCTGACAAAACAATTAAGTCTGCATTCTTGGCATGAATCTGCCAGTTAGTGACTTGGTCAATCAACCCACGACCAATCTTAGAACGCTCTTGACCATGTGGGCGTATCCATTGTTTGACCGAATGTCCTTCGGCAAGGCAACGGACTCCAAAGTCTACTAAAGCACCAGCAGGGTCTAAGAGCAATATTTCCATTATTTCATTGACTTCTTTTTCATCTGTTTCTTAGACTTGCCAGCCTTAGAAAGAGCAATTGCAACGGCTTGCTTTTGAGGCTTACCTGCTTTCATTTCAGTCTTAATGTTTTTTGAAATGGTTTCTTTAGAACTACCTTTTTTGAGTGGCATTACATCTCTCCTTGTGGAACGGTTGTCATATAGCCTGCTTTGATTAACAGATTAGCGGCACGAGATATATCTTTGCCAGTTTTGGCATTGTTAATCACATCGCTAATCTTTTGAAATTGTACAGGGTCTTTTATAAGAGTTTGTTTTACATTAGGTGCAATATTTGACCAAAGTGTTTTAGCTTGTTCTACAGGACGGCCTTTAAGATAAAAAGCCAGTTCTTGTTTAAATATTTTTTGCCCTGCCTCATCTTTAGCAAAGTTACCCATTTGCTGATTTATGATTCTATAGTTGTTGCTCTTAAACAACTCAGGCAAAGTATCTTTTGCGGTTGCAACAAATTCTTTTTCGGCTGCTTTACGAGCAATTTCTTCAGCACGACCAGGTATAAAGTCATTAACAACTTTGCGGACTTGTTCTTGTTCTATCTTGCTTAGTGCCTTAAAGTCTTCTGATTTAATGTTGTTAATTACATCATTACCGCTTAATGGATTACCCTTTTCATCAACAAAAAACTTTTGAATCTTGTTCATTGATGCTTTACGTGAACCTTCAGGTAATGCTTGTCCAATCTTATCAAACTCAGCCTTTAACTGTTCAGGAGTAGCTTTACTCAATGCTTCGTCATAAGCACCTTTAGCCTTTTCATATAATCCTGAAACAGTAGCACCTTCTCCATGAGTAGACTCAAGTTCTTTTTTGAATAAATCACGTTCTTCAGTAGTAGCACCACGAGTAATGGCTTTTTCACCTATGGCTTTCTCTGCGGCAGCACCTGAAATCTTTGCTTCTGGCAAAAAAGATGCAATCTTACGAATAGTTCCATATTTAGGAATCATAGATTTGGCTAAAGTACTTACCAAATCACTAGACTGCTGAACTAATTTATTTTCAGCAATCATTTTAATACCAGCTTGAGCAGGAACAATACCCATGCCAATCATATCTGCTAAGTCTTGAGTTTTTTTACCATATCCTAATTGTTGAGCAAGTGCGCTTAAACCACCTCCTACAGCACCTCCAAGTCCACCCATTGCAGCACCACCGACAGCACCTGCAGGGCCTCCAAAAGCACCTATACCACCACCAATAGCTGCACCTGTCAAAGCACCTGATTTAATTTTTTCTAGAGCTTGTTCGCCAGTTACTTGACCTGCTTTAGATGGGTCACGAGTGGTCAACTCTTTAGTAAATTCACGCATCTTTTGAGATTGCTCATCACCCTTCATAAATTGCTTATATTCAGCAAATTTATCAGCAGATTCTGCAGGTTTGGCTTCTGCACCACCTAAATGAGCAACAATTCTTTCTTTTGCCTTTGCAGGGTCTGTTTCAGATAGTTCGTAACTCTTGCCTTGATATTCGTATACTGGCATATTTAATCCAACTTAATTGGGTCTTCTCTAGTACCAGCACCTTGAGATTTTTCTGCACCAAACTTGCCAGTAGTAAATTCGGTAAAGCTCTTTTTAGGGTTTGTTTTAGATTCTTTTACAGCCCTATCAATATCTGCTTGTGTAAATGGAATTGCTTTACGTACAATCTCAACTTCATCTTGTATTAATTGTTTACGCTCTGCAGACAATTTAGGGTCATTAAGCATGGCTTTAGCAGATGATTCTACGATACGACGCATTTCACCAAGTTTATCAAGTGCCACATTTAACTTGGCACCTGCAGGGATAAATGTACCTTTTTCGATACTTTCTGTCAGACCTACTAAACCTGTAGCTGCACCGCCTGATTCTAATGCCGCTAATCCACGAGCTACGCCTGTCATACGAGTTTGTAGCATTTGAGAAGTTTCATCAGATAATGATTGGTTTAATGCAGACAATGGTGCTGTGTATAAACTTCCAAATTGGCTTTGTCTAAATACTGGGCCAGTTGTAATAGGTAAATTAGCAACGTTTTGCAACGCATCAGATGTTTGTGTAAGAGCCTGAACAACTCTAGTTTGTGCAGGAGTTTCTTTACCAGCACCTGCTTTATCACGTAATAATGCCATCATATGTTGGTCACGTAATTCGGCAGAACGAGCTTGACGGTCTTCACGTTGTCTTGCCAATTCTTCTTTTTCAACTTTTGTACGAGCTTCTGGAGACATTTTAGAAAGCAATTTTTCTCGAATATCAGGAGTCCAAGTATCAGGTAAATCTTTTGGCATAGGAATGCCAGTACGAGCCAAAGCATCTTTCAAACGACTGTCATATTGCAGTTGGCTTTTTGCGTTGTATAAAGATTCAAGGCCATCGTCAATAGATTTTTGATATTCTTTTTTGGCACTCGCCATATTAGCAGTTGCCGTAGTTTGAAGACGACGTGCTGTATCAGCCGCATCTCTAGAACCTTTGAAATCTCCTTGTGCGGCTAATAGTTTTGATTCTCTAACGTATCTTTGTGATTCTGAAAAATCTTGTTGAGCATTCATCATTTGCTGATTAAACAAACCAGATGCAGTAGGCATTCCATCAGGCATTTCCAATGAAACGCCAGGTGGCAACATACTTTTAGCCATACTAGCTAATCCAGTTTGTTTTTGTCCTGCCATGTCAGCTTGAGCCTCTTTCATGGCTTGTTGCTGAAGGTCTAGTTTCTGTTGTTCAATATCATACTTTTGACCTGCCATTTGTCCTTCTTTAAAAGCACCATAGGGGTCATAAGATGTTGCTAATGTAAATAGTTCTGAGCCTAATCCTGCCATGATTTATCCTATTAAGCTGGAGATGGAGAGCCAGAGTTGTAGCTCGAATACAAGGTTAATAATGGATTTAATACGCCACCTGCTCCAGTTGCAAGACCTCCTAAACCGCTTGCAATTGCTTGAGCACTACCTAATCCACCACCCAGTTGCCCTGCTAATAAATTACCACCTGCAGTAGCACCTGTTGCGGGAGCCTGAGTAGCACCTGATAATTGAGCCAACATCTGTTCTTGTTGTTGTAATTGGCTAGTAGCATATTGTTGACCAAACTGTTGAGCTTGTAACAATCCACCACCAGAGACCAAACGACCTTGTGCTGCTTGTTGTGCTTGTAAGGCTTGTAAACCTTGTGAAAGGTTGAATTGATAGCCTGGAGTAGTGGTGATAGTTTGCGGATTTGCCAATAGGTTATACAGTTGGGATGCTAATGCAGGTTGATATTGTGCAAAGGGAGCAGCTTGTTGTGCCAATTGCCCAATTTGTCTAGCGGTTTGTCCTGCTTGAATACCGCCTGCAACTTTAGCTGCACCGCCTGCTAATTGTCCTAAACCGCCTGCTACTTCGGCTCCTGTTCTTGCATATCCAAGAATATCACTTAATGTGGTTCCACCACCTTGGGCAACATTAGAAGCAACAGCTTGTGGAGTACCTATTTGCGGCCCACCATATTCACCCATTAATTCTGCAGGATATTGTCCTCCTGCTGCGGCTGCTTGTTGTTCTAATGTGGGGGTAAGTGCCCCAAGTTGTTGTGCAGATGCACCTGCTGCAGAAATTTGTTGACCTGATAATCCTAAATTAGATAGTTCTTGAGGAGTAATACCAGCTTGTAGTAAAGATGATGGAGTAGCACCTGCTGATAATAAATCACCAGCACTAACGCCAGAAGTTAATAAAGAAGATGGGGCTACACCAGCTTGTAATAAATTTTGGGTGCTAAATCCTGCATTTAAAAGGGATTGAGGTGTTGCACCTGCTTGTACTAAAGTGTTTAAAGGAACGCCAGATGAAGCTAATGTTCCAGCATCAACTCCTGAACTTAATAAAGTTTGTGGGCTAACACCTGCATTAATTAAAGATTGGACACCCTGTGCAGAATTAATAAAACCTGAAGAAGCAGAACCAGAAACTCCAGCTAAGTCAGCAATATTTGTAGCGGCAGGAAGTCCTAATGATTCTGCAGTATATCCACCAGTTGCAATAGCATCTGCAGCAGAAGTATATCCAAGACCTGCGGCAGTAGCATCAGCACTTGCAACTGTAGCGGCATCTAAAGCAGCACCAGCACCACCAGTTAATGCGGCAATAGCTGCACCTGCAGCGGCAGGCAATATTTTTTGTAGACCTTGTCCAATGTTTCCTTGAACAATATCTCCAAGTCCTGTTCCTACATTAGATACGGTATCTGTTACTGACTTTACCAAGTCAGACATTAAATTACTGACACTACTTACAAAACCGCCCATAAAAATTCCTTACAATAGTTTGGTATACAACTTATCTGTGTGGGTATACCCTAAATATTCGAATAATTTGGAGTTATCTAAGTGCACTTTTGTGGCGTAGATAATCCGATTGATGCCTAACTCTTTTAGCACTTTTTCAGCATATTGGAACAATTTTATCCCAATTCTGCCTTTTCTATGCGTTTTTCTGACAAAATATAAGTCTTCATACGCAGTCAAACACGATTTATAGTGAAGATGTGGGCAAACAGAATAAATAATGTAGCCTATCAATTTACCATCTTCTCTACAAGTTACGACTTTTAAAGCACCTACGGAATCAATTTTATCGTAGGCCTCATAATCCATTTCTAATTCAAAGCTCTTGGTTACAGAAAGTTCTTCATAATGTTCTGGATAAATCTCTTTTAACTCACCTAGACAATCTGCATATTTCTCTAGCTGATAAGTGACCATTTTCTTCCCCTTTAACTATCGCCTTGTTCAACATCCACCTCAAAGTATTCTAAGCGTAATGGTACATTATCGGCATGGAGAAGGTCAAAAGCTCGTCTACGCCCCTGTCCTAGTCTATGGACTTGGGATTTAGCGGTATTAAGGTTGACGTTCTGCCATGCAGAAAAGGTTTGATAATCATCAGAGGTATAGCGTAATAGGGCATAGGAATCGACCTTATCTCCTACAACTTGGACTTCACGCCAAAACTTACGCAAGTTATTGCCACCGTCTACTAATGGGGTTCTTGAAAAGACCTGTATAGGGTTGCCATAGTCTTGATAGGTGTTAGGGTCAAATTGATAAATCGTTCCATTACTGTCGTGCTGTAATAAGTCCAAAGTATTGTAACGAGCATAAAACTGCCCTTTAAAATAGCCTTCAACATTGTTTTCTGTAGTACTCCAATATGTCCAACCACCCTGTGCAAAGTCATATACTAGGGTATACCCTAAGTCTCTCAGGGTTAATACGTATAGGGAATGCCCTGATATTTTGATACTAAAGGCATACGCATAGTCAGGATTACAACGATTTATGATTCTTTCGATGTATTGGTTAGAGATGATTTGTGGGGATTGACCGGATAGGGCAATGACTTGGAATCCCTTTTGTTTGCTCGTACCCATCCATATGAGGGTGTTGTCCATTTGGACTAGTGAGTCTTCGGCTGCCGCACCAAACTGAATAACGTTGTTCTGATAGGGTAAAAATGGGCTACCTGGCGATACTCCGGCATCATAGAAGAATTCCATGTGGTGTGAGCCAAAGGTTACGATATAGTTTACTGTCCGCCCTATTGCAATGAGTGGGTCGGCATCCGATACCACTCCTACATAGTTAATTGCTTGCCAAGTGGTAGGGTCTTCTACGTTTGAGTTGTAGAGGAGTCCTTGAGGCGTTCCGACGACATAGTATCCATCAACGAAGACCGCACCTGAGACAGTAGTACTAGGATAAGAGGTAGTAAAGGTAAGAGTAACGGTTGCAGAAGCTGTAGCATTTTGACTTAAAGTTAGGGCAGTACCAAATACAGTTAAAACAAATGTTCCTGTTGGTATTCCAGAACCAGAAACTATTTGTCCAACCTGAATAGCAGGATTGGATGCAGATAATGTTACTACAGGGCTACCGCTAATTGTCGTACCACTTTGCGTTGTAATGGTGCCTAAAAGGTCTATTAAGGTGCTTGATGCAAGAACATAGACATATCCATGATACTCGTTCTTTAAAAATACTTGCGTCCCATCAACAGAATAGATGAAATCATATTCGTCTGTGCCGTCAACAGTTCCAACGGCAACGTTATTATCATAGAGCGTATTTCCAACAACGCTAAGTAAGTGGCTACCAGCGGCAAATATACCAAGTCCTGCTCCTGAAGTTGGGGGTGTTTGATAAGTAAGTAAGCCTGGTCTTTTGACTATGGCAGTAGACTCTTTCTTCTCAATCTCAATAATGGCATTACCCACTTTTGAGTCTTTGGTAAGAGTTCCGTCCCTACTGCCTATGTTATGACCGCATGGGATACGAGAAATAGCCATGATTAGTTCCTAAAGCGGTAATCAGGCATAAAGTTGGTAGAAGCCTCTTCTTGGCTCCAATCCGTCATCATTTCCTCTAATCTTGCTGCACGTTGAGCTAGTTCAGCCCTAACTTGAGCAGGGACACCATACTCTAGAGCTAATTGGTCTGCCAAACCAAACTTTAATAAGTTAAACCATTCACTTGGAAACTCAGGGGTATTGGTCGGAGTAAGTGTGTCAGAAATGGGTAACTGACATTGCAAGTGGATGGTATATCCGGTGGTTGAAGGAGTGTCGTAAACATACAACAGTCCACTGTTCACTTGTGGGTCGTAATAGACTTGGTTAGGGATACCTTGAGAAGGTTTATAGCCCTGTTGCATATACTCTTGACGAGAGATAACCATTAAGGTTGTATCGTTCTGTGTAGAGTCATTACGAATGAATGCCATAACCACACGAAGGGGTTTATCGGAAATGACATCTACGGCATTTGGCCCAATCTCATAAATCCGTTGCCCAATGACCATAGGGACTAATACTTCCTGTAATTTCCATAGTGGTAAACCCTTAGTCTGTAACTGTTTGATATACAGATTAAGAGCTTCAGAACAATTGTTATAGTCCGTAGAAGTAGGGGTATCTCCAGCACCAATTACCCCTAAGACACGCAATGCCCCGTTTATCACTTGGTCACGAGAAAGACTATAGTTGGCAGTCATTTTTTCTTCCGAGTTGTTGTTTTTTTGGCTACTTTAGTTGTCTTTTTGGCAACAGGTTTTTCAAACTCATGTGGAACATAACTTTACGCACCGCAGGAAAAGGAAAAGTAGTGTCAATAGTGACTTTAGGCATATATCCTAATTTGTCAAAAATCCAAGTCACGAGGAACATTTGAATCTCCTTATTTGTCAGCTGGCAAAGGTTGATTTCCAGCTTCTACCCATTTTAGGTAGGCTTGATATTCTGTATTTGCTGGGTCGAATGGGATAATCCAGCCATCTGAGCGCAAAATAGTTTGCGGTTCTATGTTGTTATATAAGGGTGGTTTTTTGTATGTAAGCATTATAACTCCGCAGAAACATCAAAAGTCCAATAAGCATAAGCGTGTCCAGCAGCAGCTGCGTTTTGGTAAACTGTTTCACTTAAGGTTGTAATGGAAAAAGGATTGCCAGTAGAACCAGACATATTAGAACTTGAAATTAAAGTTGGTGTTGTTGACGCAGGTGCAATTCGCATTGCAACAGGAAAATAAGCACGAGCAGATAGTGAATTTGCGCCAGATTTACTGCCAAGCGGTCTATTTAACTTTTTGCCAGTTCTAGCAATGCTGATGCGTTTTCTGCGTTCTTCAGTCCATGTAGAACCTTCAGAACCGCCTAAATCAATGTTATAGCCGTTGGGAACGATAGTGTCCATAACACTAATCCAAAAGCGTTCTATGGTGTTTAAACCGCTTCTATTGGTGATTTGAGTGCAAATAGGTTCATAGGTAAAGTTTTCCTTGCCATGCTTCTTATAAGCGGCTTTCATAATCCGACCATGTCCCATAGGTAAGTGCGGATTAATAGTCTGACCGACATACTGTTTGCCGTTCAGATTATTGGTTACAAGGTAAACCTGTGCTTGCACTTATTTAACTCCGTCTAATTGTGCTTGTGTAGGTTGAGTTAAAGATGGGTGTCCCCAAAACTTGATGTAATCGCCTTTGCCGTCTGAATCGTTTTGCAAGCGGATTGTGCCTGTAACTGGGTCAAAATCAGCAGAAGTAAGGCTTGGATAAATTGATTTTAATTTTTCAAACATTATGCACTCCTAGCTAAAAATCCTGAAACACCACAATAAGTTTGACCAGTAAAACTATTAACAGTTGCGCTGGAATAAACATAAAACTCAATATAATCTGTTGAACCATTGCAATAAATTAAATCTACCGCTACAGATGCTTGTGTGCTTGCTGTGCTGTTATATGTTCCGTAATTAACTTGATTGCCATTTTTGTATATTTGAGTTTGAACAGCAGAACTACCATTTAAAAGCATATGCAAATTAAATTGATAATAACCAGCAACATTTGGTGTAAAACGATAAAACAATTGGCAGTATCAAAGTTCTTTGTATTAAATTGTATTTTTGTTGAAGCACCAGCAGAGCATGAAAAAGCATTGCCGACATACGCATTAAAAGCTGGCGCACCTACTTGTGTAGAAACACCAGTAGAAGCTACTGTCATAATGGTAGTGCCATTAGATTGAAATGCTAACGAACCTGAAGTATCGCTAGTTACTACTACTCCTGCGGTCTGTGAAGCATTTATAGTTGTAGTCATTATTGAACTCCTAGTGCGGCAATCTCATCCGCAGTTAAGCCTAATGCAGTTAATTTAGCAATAGCAGATTGTCTGTGTGTAGCTTCAACTTGTTGTGCGGCAACTTCTGCGGCTTGTAGTTCAGCTAATTTAGCTTGTGCTGCTGCTAAATCATAAGCAACAGGCTTATCGTCTTTATCAAATGCTTCTTCGCCACGAATAGTAATTATTTGTGGATTTAAAGCATAAATAGCATCGTGTAATGTAATCATGCTGCTACCTCTAAAAGAATAATAGTTGCTAAACTGTTTGCGTTATTAAAATTTAATGTTCCAGCGGATGTTTTAATATACAAAGTATATGAAGTTGATGAAGTAGTTGCTGGGCTATCCATGTAAGAAAAAGCTATTGCACCAACAATTCCACCAGCAGATGAATATACGCTTGACGGAAATCCAAATGTTTGACCACTTAACTCTACAGCATTTCTATATAAAGTAACAAATCCTTGATTGTTTGAAGCATTTTCATACATTGCGCCTGAAATAATTGCAACAATTTTGCTTGTAGAAAATTTAGGGGTAATAGATGCTGTTAGATTGGTTGAAACAAATGATGTTGAAGATGTAGATGTATTAGTTGTTGTAGTTCCTTGAACAACCTGAATAACACCACCTGACTGTGGATTAGCAGTAGAAAGCAATGTCCCAGTAGTGCTAGGCAATGTCAGCGTAGTCGTTACTGCATCTGTAGGGGTTAAAGTGGTAGAGCCTGAGGTTGCTCCTGCTAAGACTAATGGCATATTAATTCCTTATAAAATAACCCAACGTTGACCTGATGGAATGGTGTATGTGACACCCCCCGCAATTGAAATTGGGCCTACGCTTACTGCATTTCTGCCAGTTGATTGTGTGTAGTTTGATGTAATACTTGTGGTGTTTTCGGTAATAGCTCCACTAGCTAATCCTGATTGTGCTGCACCGCTCATTTGACCAGCAGTTACACGCAGTTCTACTTTATCACCGCCGTTAAATGCGGATGCTGTTGTGCCTTCTTGAGCACGAACAATGGTAAATGTATCGGTTGACCTAGCGGTTACTTTAACAATCTCAATTGGGGTTCCTGATACGCCTTGAAGAGTTACAAGGAAATAATCTGGTGATGTTGGATTTGGAAATAATGAGCCAGTGCCACTTGACACAGTTAGTGATGTGGCTGAATTTGTAATGCTTGCCGACAAGGTCGTTGAAGCGTTATTGGTGAACAATATGGCCATTGATTATCCTAAAGTTGTTTGATTTACTGCCGCTCCGTTTACTACTTTAGTTGGAGCAGTAAATGGATATACAGTCTTGATTATACTAGCAACCGACGATACACTAACTGCTAATATTCTATATAAAGACTTAATAAAACTCAAGGTAATTACAAGAGTTTCTGTAACTGTTTCGTCTTGTATGTATAC